GTCATCCCTAAATAACATCCAATCAAATTCGGCACTATCGGTGAATGGATTAAGAACATATCCAAAAAGATTCAATGCAACCAAACGACAACTATCGTCTGCACATAAAATTATTTCGCCACAAGGATTTGTAGAAATTGATTTAAACCCCAAATCCGCATAACAATCTGGAATACTTTCACGCATAATCTGATCCCAGAAAAGAACGCCAGGCTCAGCAGATTTCCATGCATTATGAATTATTTTCTTCCAGAGTTTTTGAGCATCGATGACCTTAGTAAATTTGGGTGTTCCTGTTATTGGATATTGTTGGGTGTATTGTATTCCTTCCATTGCCGCAAACATGAAATCATCATGAAGTTTAACTGAGATATTTGCCCCAGTCACCGCTCCCTGAACCAATTTTGCGTCAATAAATGCTTCGGAATCTGGATGGCGTATTGATATACTCTCCATCAGAGCGCCCCGTCTACCATCCTGAGCGACTTCTTCAGTACTCTTAGAATATCTTTTCATAAAAGGAACCACGCCTGTTGAAGTAATAGCACTATTCTTAACGGGGCTACCGTTAGGACGGACAAATGAAAGGTCAATTCCAACACCTCCACGCCTTTTCTCTAATTGAACCAATTCTTGATCGAGTTTCATTATACCACCATAACTGTCAGATTCTCCATTGTTTCCTATAACGAAACAGTTACTCAAGGAGACTACCTGAAAATTGTTTCCAATTCCCGACATAGGAGATCCCTGTGGAATAATTCTTTCAAAATTTTTAAGAGTAATATATATTTCCTCTTCAGAAAGTGGATTAGGATATTTAGCTTCGATCCTTGCTAATTCCTTAGCGATTCTCCGATGCATATCATCAGGTGTTAGTTCATAGTAGTTCTTATCATCTTTCAGACAATATTTCTTTGCCCATACCTGAGCTGCTAATTCATCTCCTTTAAAATATTCTAGTGAGGCTTTCTCTACTTCTTGTTTTGTATATGCGTAATATGACTTACATGGTTTTTCTATCATAGATTTATTAGTTTTAGTTTAATTTATTAATGACATGAATTACATAACATCTATTATCCACTCTCCAGTACGCCTATTGCTATTTTTCTTTTTCTCTCTCTTGCTAATTGGGATAATCTATTATTCCTCTCTTCTTGAGTTATTTCAGATATTGTTGGGCTCTTAGTATTAACTGTTCCCACTACACTAGCGACACCTACTCCTTGAGGTGGAGCTTCTGCATGAACAGATTTATCAAATTCTTTATTTGGATGAATTTCACCTAAAATTTCTTCCCTAATTTCTTCTTTTTTCTGTTTCATTTCTTCCTTTTCAATTAGAGATTTTCTATATACATCCAAAATATGCTCTTTCTTTTGTTCAGCTTTTACTTCTGCATGACCAAGAAGAGTGTTTTGTGTATCAGTATCAATTTCAAGTAATTCGTTGTTAAATTTACAACTTTGAAAAACAATTCCATCTTTACCAATACGACTTTTAAGCAATGTGACTGTAGCTAAATTATTTTCTTTCTGCTCGAGTGTTTTACCAATTGATATCACCACATGTCCCACCTGTGCCTTTTTAATTGAACCTCCCATCTGGTCAGTTGTAACCACTTCAGATGAAATACTTTCACGATTACCCTGTGTTGCCGTCCATATAGCTATATTAAATTCATCCGTCATAGATTCAAGACTTCTCATAATTGCGCCCTCACCTTTCCATTCTTCACCATTCATTGTTCCTTCACTGGTAATACAATCAACATAATCTAAAACAAGTAAATCAATCTTATGCCCTTCGGATTCAAGTTTTCGTATTTTATTCCTAATATCATTAATGGAAAGCGTGCCAGATGGGTATTTAACAAGTTTAAGAAAATTTTTCTTCTTACTTTGCATATCATCTATCATAGCAGCAATTTCATGTTTATGTTTAGGTTGCTCATCAGGAGTAATATTTGTCCAAACAGCATAATGTTTTCTACGGACACTACTCATATTGTCTTCAAAGAATATCTGTAATACATTTGCGCCACAAATATATCCAGCGTTTGCAACCTTACTTAACCAGGTTGTTTTCCCTATACCTGTTGGGGCAAGTAGAATCGCTAATTCACCTCTTGCTATACCACCTTTAAGAAGATTATCGATGCCCACAATTCCTGTTGGAAATGGTACTCTTGAATCATCTGCTAATGATTCAATTACGCCTTCACTAATATCAACTATTTCGTCAGTTGTTGCTCCAATTTGTAGGGCTTTTTGAATTTTTTCTTCAATTTTATCATAATTCTCAAAATCCCCATTCTCCATAATTTCCTCAGACTCTTTCAAAACCTTTTTTAAGGCCTGTTGTCTGCAAAAATTTAGAGATGTTTTTTTTACGTATCCATTATCTTCTGGATCTTTATCTCTAATAGCATATAGTGTGTCAAGATTTATTTTACTGGACGCATCACTATTTTCTGCTAAAATTTTCTGTGACAAAGTATCGTAATTGGGTATAACACCAAAGGTCATATAAAGTTCTTTGATGTTTTGCATAATGTATTTAAAATAAGGACCGTCAAAGTACTTACTATCGATTACATCAACTATTGTTACCGCAAATTTTTTGTCCTCAATTATTGTTTTTAATAAAGACTGTTGAAATGTTGTTCCTAAGTGCCCGAAATTTCTTTCATCCATAGTTTGTTACTCCTATTTTAGCTCATATTGAAGATACTTCTTATTTACTCTTTCAGAGGATAGTACATATGTTAAATCTGATAAAATCTTTCTAACATTAGGCCTTATATCCACCGCATATCTTACTTTGGGGTGATAAATATGAGCAGGGAATATCCTAGAAATAAATACTTCTTCCCCCAATTTTATTTTCAACAAAAAATATTCTTCTTTGTAATTTTTTATTTCTTCCGCGCGCTGTTCTGTTGTGATAATTTCTTGATTTTCACACATATAGTCTTCGGTTTTATTCTTTAAGTCACTTGCAATTTCCTTACAAATTGACGTGACGCATTCGTACAAATCTACAGAACTTTTTGCCTCTGGATTATAGTGGTTAACATTGAAAAATCTCTGTATAACAATGTTCTTCTCAAGCGTTAAGAGAAATTCAAATTTGGTAATATCTTGATCGTGCATAGTCATATTTTTAAATTTTATATTTTAAATATTTTTTATTTTTTTCTTTTCTTGTTAATCTGAGGAAAGGGTTTAAAAACTTAATCCATGCATCATCCGATTTGGGTAATACATTAAATAATCCATCTTCCATCATCATTTTCATCGTGTTTTTATATGATCTCCCTTCGGGATCTATATTTTCATTTATTAATGTTTTTATATTTTCACGCGCTTCGTCTGTTAATAAAGGTTCATCAAGGCTTACAATACTACTATTAATTTGGAAAAATTCATCTCCGAATACTCCATATTTAGTAACCCCCGTAATAAGATTTTGTATAACTTTCCTTTCTTTGTCCTGTTCGAAAAGAAAATTACTCTTATACCTTATGTAATCTAAGGTAAGAGGTTGAGTTACGATTTCAGGAAATAATTCCATAAGGGTTTTAATACCCATACTTCTAATTCCTGCTATATCGTCAGAAGGATCCCCACATAATATTTTAACGAGTTTTATATTCTCAATTAAAATTTCCTCATGGTCGTACACAAAGGTATCCTTTGGTTTGTACAATTTCCTATGAGAGGGATTATAAAGCTGCGTATCTTTCGACACCAGTTGCGTTAAATCACCATCAGATGAAAATATAATTTTCTTTTCATTTGGAGAGTTAAGTACATAATAGGCTATATTATCATCTGATTCACAATATGGGTACTCACCCTGTCTAACATATACTTCTTCCAAATATTGTTTGACTCGATTTCTCTGATAATTATAAGAATCTTTTTCTTCTTCGGTTTTATATTTATCTTTTCGTTTCTCTTTATAATGGCTGTATATTTTCTTTCTACAAAGAGATCCTTCCTCACCATCCCAAAAGACTACAATTTTATCTAAATGATAGTTTTCAAATGATAATCTAAGAGTATTAAGAAAATGATATATTGCTCCGATATGCTCTCCCTTATAGAACATATTTTTAACCCCAAAAAAACCAATTAGAACCA